ATGGCAGGTCTTAACAATGGGGTAAGTTTATTTGACCCGGTACTTTCTGAATTGGTTTGCCGTTGGTTTACGCCAAATGAGAATGCACGTATAGTTGATTGCTTTGCAGGCGATACGCAAAAGGGGTTAGTGTTTGGCTATTGCGGACACGATTTTGTGGGTATAGAGTTAAGAGACGAGCAGGTGCAAGTCAACAACAAAGTACTTGAGAGTTTCCCCGAAGTGAGCATGCGAGTAAGTTATATATGTGACGACGGCAGAAACGTGGCGAAGTACTTTGAGGAGCAATCGCAAGATTTACTTTTCAGTTGCCCGCCTTATTATGATTTAGAACACTATTCAGAGTTAGAGAATGACGCAAGCAACCAAAGCACCTATAAGGAGTTTTTGGAGATATTGGATAAAGCCTTTACGGACGCAATATGTTGCTTGAAAGAGAATAGATTTGCGGTTATAGTGGTAGGCGATGTGAGAGACGCAAAGACCGGTTTTTATTATGATTTCCCCGGCGATATTATACGTATCTTTCAGCGTAACGGAATGCCACTGTACAATGAAATGATATTAGTTGAAACATTAGGAACGCTTCCTCAACGTGTAGGTCGTTATATGAGTATGCGTAAAGTAGGAAAGTGTCACCAAAACATATTAGTCTTCTACAAAGGAGACGCAAGCAAAATAAAAGACCATTTCCCCGCTATTGATTACAGTGAGGACGATATAAAAGAGTTTGCACAACGTATGAAAGCAGACGAAACGCTGAAAGGGTGGTCTAAGTAAATGAGTATTAACGAGCAATAACAAAGGGTTAGTTATGGCAAAGTACAATAAAGAAGTAAAGCGAATAATTTTTGAGTGTTTATCAAAGGGAGATACGCAAAAAGAAGCAGGGTTCAAGGCTGGTATATCAGAGAATACGTTTAACCAGTGGTGGCACAAGAAAAATGAGTTTCGTGAACTTGTTGAAAAGGCAAAGGCAAAGTATAGAGAAACTTTGCGTATAAAGTTAGAAACCGCCTTATACAAGAAAGCGACCGGGTACGTTGAGGAGGAAGTGGAAACAGAGTACCGAAGCGACAAAGACGGCAACCCACAAATCAAGTATAAGCGAGTAAAACAAAAGCACTTTTCGCCCGATACTGGTGCTTTGGTGTTTGCGCTTTCAAATCTTGCCCCCGAGAAGTGGAAGAACCGCCAACAGATACAGAACGAGGATATAACGGGCAAACCAAAGGACGAGCCACAAGAATATCACTTTGAGGGCGTACCCGATGATGTGTTGTTTAACATTGCAGACGCTATGCAGGACAGCAGGGCAGAGCAAGAACGCAAGTTAAAAGGCAATGGCAAGGAAAGCAGCACAGAAAGCGAGTAAAGCGGTACAAGTGGCAAAGTATTGCCGTGAGTGTGCGTTGGCTACTTGGGTAATGGAGTGGCGGCACATAGATATAAAGGGTAAACCGATATGTTTAACGTGCCAACACGTCAAGCACTACATATTAAGGGGCAATAACGCAAAAGATTGCGCCTATTATAGGCACGGTGTGCCAAAAGTAGGCAAAAAGGACTATTAGGAAAATTGTTTACAACGTGTTTTTATATCTCCCTTGGGGCAAATGATACTAAAGTACTGATAATCAGTACTAAGTATTTTTGCCCCTTTTTAGAAATAAATTTACAAAATGAGCAAAAATAAAGCATTAGAGTATTTGAAACGCAACCCGGAAGCGTTGATAATAGCAGCAGCAAGGAAAAGATTACTAAACTTTGCCCGATATATGCAGGTAGATTTTGACGCAGACCAATTTCACGTTAACTATTACCGTGTATTAGATTTGTTTGCACAAGGCTATATTCGTAAACTCATAGTACAAGCACCCCCTCAACATGGAAAGTCACAAGGTAGTAGTCGCTTTTTACCCGCCTTTATATTAGGGCGTGACCCCGATAAAAAAATATGTATCGGTTCATACGCTGCAACAGTAGCGCAAGACTTTAACCGTGATGTACAGCGTATAATCGACACAGAAAGATATAACAAAGTGTTTCCCGACACGTACCTCAACGGTTCAAACGTGGTAACAGTTGCAAACAACTATTTACGTAATAGCACCGTATTTGAAACGGTAGGACATAAGGGGTCGTTACGTGTTGTTGGTCGTGGTGGTGCTTTAACAGGTAAGACGGTTGATGTTGCGATACTTGATGACGTGTACAAAGATTATGCAGAGGGTAACAGTCCAATAGTACGTGAAGCGGCTTGGAAGTGGTACACCACGGTTGTACGTACACGTTTGCACAACAGAAGTCAACAGTTAATCGTATTTACCCGTTGGCACAAAGAGGATATAATCGGACGGCTTGAAAAGAGCAAAGAGCAAATAATCGACATAGAGAATTGGAGCGACCTCAACAACGTGCCGGCAGGTGCGTGGGTGCGTGTAAACTTTGAAGCAATAAAAACAAGCGACCCGACAGAGATAGACCAACGTTTGAAAGATACCGCCTTATGGGAGGAGCGACACAGCTTGGCAGAACTAAAAGAGCAACAAGCATTAGACCCGGTGCAGTTTAATTGTTTGTACCAAGGCAACCCGGGCGGTACAGAGGGTTTGCTTTACCAACCTTTCAAGACATGGGTTAATAGGGCAGATTACGGCACGTACATACGTAGCGGCAATTATACAGACGTAGCAGACGAGGGGGACGACATGTTGTTTAGTGTGTGTTATGACATATTTATGTCGCCTAACAAAGCATACAACGAACACACCGGCACGTTTGAACCGATATTGTTTGCGCTCGTTACTGATATGATAGCAACGACAGAGCCAACAGAGGTGACAACGGTAACAGTACCCGAAATGATAAACCGCAACGGAGTACAAAAAGCATGGATAGAAAGTAATAACGGAGGTTCGCAATTTGAAAAGATAATCAAAAGCAAGGTTAAGGCGGTAACGTTTCCTTTTCATCAGAGCAGCAACAAGGAAAGCCGCATAATTACCTCCTCTGCAATGGTTAATCAGTGTATTATAATGCCTTATGGGTGGGAAACGAGATACCCACACATATACGAACATCTTACAGACTTTTTGCGTAATTTCAGCGCAAACAAGCACGATGATATAGAGGACGGTCTGACGGGTGTGTATGAGAAAGAGATTGCAACAAAGAGCGTACAACCATACGGCAGGCAGCACCGAGGGGTAAGGCGTAGGAACTAACAGAATATAGCACGGCTTATTTTCACGCCCGACACGGCTTTGTCTTTGTTGATGTGTAAAACTATAAGGGAAACGAATTATAAGCCATTAGACGCAATATTTAAGTCAAATAACGCAAATAATCTCTCAAATACTTTTCACACAAAAAAAAAATAACTATATTTGTCGCACGTTACGCAATGGGTTAGCGTAATAGTGTTTTAGAATTAATATTAATTAAACTTTTATCAGATGTCAAGATTTTGTCAGTGTCCGGGTTTAGCAGCACTTAAAACAATCCCGGCGGCTAATTGTTCAGAGGGTTTTGGACAGTTGCAAAAGGTTATCTTTCAGCGTTTGCGCAAAGACGACGGCACGCCAAACGGTTTCAATAACACAAAACCTATTACCAAACTTGCAAGCGTTACACCATTGTTAGCGGCAGCAGATAGCACAAAAATGGTCGTTTCGCCTTACTTGCAAGCACCGTCAGCAGAACCGGGCAAGGCTCGCACCTTTGGAGGTGGTAACGACACTTTGGGCGGTATTGAGATAACAATCGGTAGAGAACCAACCGCTTTCACTTCTGTTATCCGTAACGCACCGCAGGCACAGATTAAGGCAATGAAATATTTGTCTTGTGAAGCAGACGTGTTCAACTTGGGTGTGTATCTCATCAACGAGGACGGAGCGATTGGAGCGTTGAAAGACGAAGCCGGCAACGTTCGCCCTATTCCAATCCGTAACCTATTTATCAGCGATAAGGGTTTGGGCGGCTTTGAGAACCCCGATAACAACGATGTTAATTGGTCGTTCTTGCCTAATTGGAGCGATGACTTTGCAATCATTACCCCCGATGATTACAACCCGCTTACAGACTTAAAGAATGCGTAGCGTATGAGTGGAAAAACAACGCTCGTTACGCTTCAAAACGATAGTTTAGGCGTAACAGAGGATTTCGAGATAAGCCACGCAGAACGCCTTTTGAGAATGCAGAATAACGGCGGGTGGTTTATTCCACAAACAAGTAAATACGAGTTTAACGGTTATGATATTAACATACGAGCAAATCAAGGAAGCGATAACGAAGCCAAAGAACCGGCAGACGTTAGCGAAAGCGAGGGTACAGCAGGACAGAATTAAGTTCCACGCCTGTACGCAGGTTGTACCAACGCTTAACCAACCTTTGACGGATTTCCTTTCAATGGTTGGCAAGTTGTTGCCCGCTGATAAGTTTCGTATGTTCAAACTTATGTTTCGTTTCCCCGTCCGTACCAATCGGACGGCGGGAACGATTTTCGATAAGTTAAGCCGTGTATTTGACGGGCGCAATGCAGCTTTTAACTATCAATTTGTAAACCAAGCAGAGCGAGAGGATTGGGAGAGTTATCGCAAAGACGTTTTGAACGAGCCTAAAGTATGGGCAACCAAAGGGTGGGAGTACTTCAAAACTGAAATTAACTCGGTGTTGGTTGTTGATATGCCAACAGAACCAAGCGAAAGCGATAGATACGCCCGTCCATACTTCTATTGGTTGACGGTTGATAACATCATAAGTTACGAAGCAAACCCAACGACCGGGCAAATGGAGTTTATAGCATTCAAGCAGCCGGGCGATAAAGTTGCCGTGATTGATGATGCGTATTATAGGGTGTATCAGACGAAAGGCGGTGTTATAGAGGGTATGCCTATCGTAGAGGTAGCGCACGACTTAGGTTACACGCCCGCCCGTTTCTTTTGGAACGAGCCTTTAAGCATTAGCACGCCCGACATAAAGAAAAGTCCTTTGTCTGTTGAGTTGGAAGCGTTGGACTGGTTTTTGTTCTTTCACTTGTCAAAACGCAATCTTGATTTATACGGTGCGTACCCTATTTATAGCGGTTATGAAATGGATTGCGATTTCCACAATGACGAGACAGGCGAATATTGTGACGGTGGTTTTCTCAAGGACAAACAAAATAACTATATGTATGACGCTAACGGCTTGTTAATGCGTTGCCCGAAATGTGGCGACAAACGTATTGCAGGCGTTGGTTCGTTTGTCGAGATACCTATACCCGGCACGAATGCAGGTGGAGAGGAACAACCCGATTTGCGCAACCCGGTGCAGATGTTAACCGTAGACCGTTCGTCTTTGGATTACAACACAGAGGAAACAAAGCGGTTAGAGACTGAAATTATACAAGCGTGTGTCGGTACAGATAGCGAGGGTTTAATCAATACGCAAGCACTCAACGAAGCGCAAGTAAACGCAAACTTTGAAAGTCAGACCACAATCTTAAACACAATTAAGAAAGGCTTTGAGGAAGCGCAAAAGTGGGTCGACTCTACTATTTGCCGTTTGCGTTATGGCAAAGGCTTTTTAGGGGCAAGCGTAAGTTATGGCACAGAATTTTATAATTTAAGTGCTAACGACTTGCGAAAGCGGTACAAGGAAGCAAAGGAAAGCGGGGCAAGCGATGCAGAACTTGACGCAATGCAAACGCAGATACTTGAAACCGAGTACAGAAACAACCCGGCAGAGTTGCAACGTATGTTAATTCTTAGAGAATTAGAGCCGTACCCACATTTAACCCTTAACGAGGTGCAAACGTACCACGAAAAAGGAATAATATCTGATAGGGATTTGGTGGTAAAGCTAAATTTTTCTAACTTTGTCCGCAGGTTTGAACGTGAAAATACTAATTTATTAGATTTTGGCAACGCAATCGATTTTAATAAGAAAATAGAAATCATTAACAACAAATTTTCAGAGTATGGAACAGACACATCCATTAGACAACGTAACAGCGGATAACTACAAAGTACCGCAGGGGGAAGAGGGTATCTTTCACGTTGTATTAGAGGTTAAAGAGTTTGACAGAAAGACCGGCGAACGTACTTCTGTGCCACGTGTACAGAAATTTGGCGTAAACGCTTTCGAGACAGCTTTTCCAAACCTCAAACGTTTAGGCTATGACGTGCGTGTAGTTTACGACCCTACCGATTGGCTTGCAAAGCAGGCAAAGGAAGTAGAGGAGCGAGAACAACAGAGCGCACAGAGTGCAGCAGAAGCACAGCAGGCAGCTATTGAAGCAGCGTTGGAGAAGCAGCGCACAGAGTTTGAGGAGAAGCAGCAAGCAGCCATTGAGAAAGCCGTTGCAGAAGCACTCAAAGCACAGAGCGCAGGCGGTGCAGCAGTAGCAGAAGCACCAAGCGAGGAAGCAGCACCCAAAAAGGGCGCAAAGTAACAACAAACAATAAACCGAATTAAAAACAAATAACAAAGGGTTAGTTATATGGCATTAACGAGCGAAACAATTAGAGGTAATGCGGAGTTATCCGGGTTGAACGACCAACAGGTAGCGGCACTTGTGCAGATGAGCCAAAACGATGAGAACGATGTTATAGGTCGTAGAATTGGCGAGGTTTACCGCACAATGGACGAAACTATTACAAGCGTAACCGGCGTGAAGCGTGACGGAGACGAAAAGACTTACAACTTCTTGAAGCGTGCCGCAACAGAGTTGAAGCAGAAAGCAGACGGAGCAAGTAAGTACACGGAGGAAATCGCAACGCTGAAAGCAGAGAAAACACGCTTAGAGGGTTTGGTCGCAAAGGGTGCAGGCGGCGAGGAAGCACAAAAGCAACTTGCACAAGCAAAGGCAGACCTTGAGAACGTACAAAAAGAGTTTGCAAACCTCAAGCGTCAGAGCGAGAAACAAAAAGAGGAGTACGAAAAACAAATCTTTGGTGTCCGTGTTGACAATGAGATTAAGAACTCAATTAGCGGTATCAAGTTCAAAACCGATTTGCCCGAAAGCGTTACAAAGTTGCTTCTTGAGCAGGCAGTCGAGAAAGTCAAGGCGTTTAACCCAACATACGAGGACGACGGTAAGGGCGGCAAGATTTTGTCTTTCCGCAACGCTGACAACTCTATTATGAGAAACGCCGCTACCAACTTACAGCCTTTCACGGCTCGTGAATTGGTAGAGCGTGAACTTGACACGTTGGGCGTATTGGCAGGTAAGGCAGCACCCGGAGCAGGCACGCAAGCACCACCGGCAGGTGGTAGCGGTGGTGTAGTAGTTGATTTATCAGCAGCACGCACCCGAAAGGAGTTCACAGAGATAGCGACACAAACGCTATTACAGCAAGGCAAAACAATCGGTTCAAACGAGTTTGACACAGCTTTGCAAGAGATTTATAAGTCAAACGAGGGGTACAAAGACCTACCGCTTAAATAAGAATTAACCGGGCAGAGGGTTAGCCCTAATTAGTAACATATCAAAATAAATTAAACTATGTCATTAGTAGCAACACGAGTGCAGGATTGGCGTATCAGTGACCCAAATTTCGACCGCAATATGGTACGAATGGGAGAGTATGGAGCAATCGACTTCTTTATCACACAGACAGACGCGCCAACCTCAATTATTTCGCCCGAATTACGAGACAGAGCGTTTCAGAGTATGGGCAACGATGTAAAAGTGCCGGTACTTGATTATAACGGCAATGTAACAGTAGCAAACCAAAGAAGTTGCGTTATCGCTGATAACGAGAACACCTCAAAGTTATATACTTTGACATGGGCAACGCTTGCCGTAGGTTTTACCATGGTGCCGGCGGCGTACATGAACAACGAAATCGGTTACGAGCGTGATTTTAACCGCAAAATGGCTAATATTACACGTGCGTTACTTGAGAAGTTGGACTCATACGCTGTTGCAGCTTTGGAAGCAAACAAGACGCAGGTATTTCAGAACTTGCTCTATTACACACAGACCGGCAACGTAGTGAACGTGCCTTGGTTGATGCGTAATAGCATTTTGGGCGATAGCGCACCAATGATGCGAGCAAACAAGTATTACAGAGAGTTGCACGTAATCGGTAACAGTGGTGTTGACGCACACGTGCGACAGTTGGCACAAATGGGCGTGTATAACGAGCAGAACCGCCGCTTGGAGTACGAGGGCAAGATTTTGCATTATACTAACTCAGTAGCGAACGAAACCGGCAAGTTTGCGACCGGCTTTGTTGTTGAGGACGGCAACTGTGCAGTAGTTACACGTGTAGACCGTGAAGCGTTGCGCAGAGCGTCTGCAAACTCGCACGAGTGGGACGTTGTACGCTTGCCAATGCTTGACTTACCGGTGGGCGCACACTTCTACACAGAGGTAGGCGACCAGAGCGCAATCGCAGGAGCGGCAACCGCTGACTTGACTTGTGGCGTTAAGGAGTTTTACGGCTTTAGCGTTGACGTTTGTTTCTTGGTGGCTTACAATAGCGCACCGGCAACAATCGCGAACCCTATCATCAAGTTCAGCATTGCAAACCCTGTCGGCGATGTACCAACAGCCAACCCGGTTGTAATTACCAACACGGCGGCAAACCCAGTTTCAACAAAGGCGGTGTAGTGCTTTTCATATCTTTAATTTTGGGGGCGGGGGTTTCCCCTACCCCCTTTTTTCATTTTAACGCAGATGTACAGATTAACGCAAATAGAAGATAGCCTTTTACATTTGGTAGGGTGGGCGCAAGATTACAACCCGGCAAAGGCAATCAACAAGGATTTAACAGAGAGTGAAAGCGGCTTAATGTATCAAGATGCACATCCGCTTTTGACGCTTGAAAACATACGGGCAATTATACCCGAAGATTTTTTATACAAGTACCCCGAATATACAGAGTTCAGAACGTACACGAGGGGGCAAAAGGTAAGGCACGCCGGGCGTGTCTATGTTGCGTTAAAGACGGTTAGAGGTTTAGAACCCGATAGCAATGTAAGCGACTTTAACGATGATTACTATATGCAAGACTATGGAGCAAACGCAGAGGATAAGCCGTGGGCAGGCTATGATATAGTTAACGACTACTTACAGACACTCACAAGAAGCGGTATCAGAAAGCTATTGCAGACCTTTATGCAAACAAAGGTAATAGGAGAGGAAACACGCCTGCTACTTGATAGAGTTACGTTTTTTGACGGTGCCGGGCGTATTCGCAACGTAATAGACAATAAAAAGTCATTCGTTGGTATGGAGATAACGCCCGTGCGTTCTATGGGTGTAACGGCAAAGATTGAACGTATAGGGTTGCAGGTAGCAGGCGCAACCGGTACAATTAGGCTTTATTTGTTTCATAGTTCACGTTACGAGCCAATAGCCTACAAAGACGTTGAGATAACACAAGACAACGGGGCGTTTGTTTGGGTAAACGTAAACGATTGGTATTTGCCATATATGGGAGGACGCACAAACGCCGGCGGGTCTTGGTTTATTGGTTACGACCAAAACGCCCTACCTTTGGGAATGGAAGCTATTAACGTGTCGAAAGATTGGAGCCGCGAACCGTGCGGAACGTGTAACATAGGCAGCGTTAAGGCGTGGCGTGAACTAACAAAGTATTTACAGATTAGTCCGTTTCGTGTAGGCGTTGACGCTAAATGGAGCGACAACCCCGAACTATTCGACAACGGGTCGTTAATTTATGAGAGTACTTGCAATTATGGTCTTAACGTTGAGGTGTCGGTTGGTTGTGACCTTACCGATTTTATTATAGAGCAAAGGAGCATTTTTGCGACCGCCTTACAGCGTCAAGTTGCCGCTATTGCGTTGCGCACAATGGCAATGAACCCCGAAGCGAGAGTAAACAGAAATCAAACAAATGTTAGCCGTATGGAAATTCTGTACGAGTTGGACGGCAACACGAACGGGGTACGCCCGGGCGGTTTAGGCTATGAATTAAAGCAAGCGTATGCAGCGTTAAGAATTAGCACGCAAGGGATAGACAGAATTTGCCTAACTTGTAATAATCACGGTGTAAGGTATAGAACGGTGTAGAGTGTATGAGCGTAATTAATCAGCTTTCAGAGCGTATCAAATCATTTAACGAGCAATTAGAAAGCGGTGCTTTACTTTCTGATATAGTATTAGAGAACGAGGCGTTAATCGTGGATATGAACGCAGAAAACCAGCTATACGAAAGCGGTGAGAATGCGTTGGGCGTTTCCATTGCAGATTATCAACCTTATAGTCCGGTTACGATACAGATAAAAGAGTTAAAAGGGCAACCAATAAACCGTGTAACGTTGAGGGACGAGGGCGATTTTGAAAGCTCGTTTTATATCGAGGTAGGCGACAAATCATTTGAGATAAAAGCGTCTGACTTCAAGACAGAGGACTTAATAAAAAAGTACGGTCGTCAAATTATGGGTTTGAACGCTGAAAACAAAGCTGTATTAGTTTGGGAGTACATTTACCCGGCAGTAGTGGAGAAATTGCGTGAAACGCTAAATAAAGAGTAAAATATGGAAAGAAAGACGTTAGCACCAATAATAAAAGACCCGGTAATGCTTGACAAAGCTATTGGGCAACTTCAAAAAGGCTTAGCGGATAACATACGTTGGCTTGACGTGGTTTTCGGTCGTGCGCAAAGGTTAACACGTGTTGTTAATGGCAAGACGTACAAAGAACCGCACGTGTATGCAGGCGGCACCGATTACGCAAAGGGTAATAATCATAATGACTATATTTGTGTAAGTCCAGACGCAAAAATCGGTAACTTTGCCTTTTTTGATGTCTTAGAGCCGCACAAAATAGAACCTTATAACAGAGGTATAGAAAACAAGATAAAAACCCCCTTTGCGCTTGTTGTGTGGGTTGATTTGCGAAAGGTGTACAATGAAGCAGGCAACCGAAACACCGAAGCGTTAAAAGCACAGCTATTGCGAGAACTCAACGGAGGTTTTACGCACCCCGGTTGTCAATACACGTTTAACCGTATCTATGAGCAGTCCGAGAACGTTTACAAGGGTTATAATTTGGACGAGACGACCAACCAATATTTAATGCACCCTTATTGGGCGGTACGCTTAGAGGGTGAAATCATTTACCAAGAGCCGTGTTACGAGCGATAAAGAGTATAAGCGTATGATAAGTTATATTTGTTTTTGTGTCATATTGGCGTGCGTTGCCGCCTTTGTGCTTACATTGTTGTATAAGTGGCGTGTAATAGAACGCTTACAGATACACGGAAACACTTTCTTTTCTAAAATGGCTAATTGCAATTTTTGTTTAAGTTGGTGGGTCTGTGTTCTTTTGGTTTTGCCTATTGCTATTTATACAGGTGATTATCGGTGCTTATTTGCGCCTTTTGTTTCAACTATTATAACACGTAATCTATTATGAAGAAAGTACAATTAGGTACGCACACCGTACAACTATACGATGATATAGCCGACTTACCTATCAGACGTTTCCACAAATTCAACAAATTGCTTTTGATTGATGCGGGTATAGGTTCAGATATTGCAGACTTTGACGCACATATTGAAAAGGTTGTGCGTTACATACAGAGTGGGGATAAAGATGCAGCCGGGCAGGAGTTGATGAATATGCGTCAAAACTTGTACGCAGTGCAAACAGAACTTAGTCCAAAATTCAGTGCCTTTGCGTGTCTGATTGCAAGTATAGACGGCAAGCCGTGTAATGACATATCAGATGATGCACTACAATGCACATTAAACCGTATAGGCGATGTGAGTGTTAAAGATTTAACAACCCTTTTTGGGGTTGTCAAAAAAAAAATAGATGAGGACTTGCAAACGTACTTTCCGCACTCATTCGATGATGCAGCAACAAAAGAGTATTACGACCAACTGAAAAGGCGTACTATCTTAATATTGCAGGATATAGTTGAGGGGGAAGCGAACCTAAAAACAAAGCAAGAAATTGAACGCCTTACAAATGAACTTATAACCTACATCAAACCTAAATGTTACGAGGGTAAAGATAGTGTAGAAATCAAGTACGACAAACAATTTGAAAATATGTGCTTAGTTTTAAGCAAACATCTACACGTCGACCCAAAGAATTATACGGTTTTGGAGTTTTTCAACGCTTACGAGTATATGGAGGACGAGGTTAAAAGACAGAAATCAGCCGTTAAGGCATAATTTACGCCCGACACGGCTTTTATTTCTGTTTTATGGTAAACTATAAGGAAATATAATTTTAAGCCGTTAGGCGCAAAATAAAAGATAAATAACTATGGCAACAGATACGAACCCTATATATTACAAAGATTTAGTTTCGCCCGACAACTCTATAACCGACCTTATAAGGCAGTTGGACGAGTTGTCAGACACCTATATGAACACACTTAAAAACATCAAAGGCGAAGCGATACAGCTTACAACGGTGCTAAAGAGTGTGAGCGGTGCAACAGAGGAGGGCAGACAGGCAACACGCAAAGCGTCAGACGATGCAGACAAATTGGCGAGGGCGTACCGTGAAACCGCCTTTGCAGAGAGCGAAACAGCCAAAAAGATTGCAGAGTTAAAGCAAGCAACCAAAGAAGCCAACGAGTTAAACAAACTCAACGTTAAGTTAGCACAATCAGCAGAGGGCAGTTATAACAAACTTTCCGCACAGTACTCTATAAATAAAATCTACCTTAACAACATGACAAAGGCAGAGAGAGAGCAGACGGAGGAGGGAAAACGCCTTGTAAAGCAAACGGCGGCTATCTATGAGGAAATGAAGCGTTTGCAGGCTGAAACGGGTAAACACCAGTTAAACGTGGGTAATTACGGAGATTATGGCGCACAGTTAAACGCTATTAGCGAGGGTATAAGCGGCTACCAAAGTAAGATTACCGAGGTGTTGGGACTTAACAACAAATTCGGTCAGTCTTTTATCAGTTTGGCACAGAACGGAGGAGGAGCAAAGGCAGCGTTGGGCGCAATCGGTGACGGTGTAAAAGCGTTGGGTGCTTCGCTTATGACCCTAATGGCAAACCCGGTCTTTTTAGCAATCGCAGGCGTTGCAGCAGCCGGGGCGGCTTTCAAGTGGTGGTACGATTACAATGCAGGTTTAGCAGAAGCGACACGATTAACCAAAGAGTTTACCGGTTTGGCAGGCGATGAACTTATAAGCGTGCGTAATGAGATACAAGCGTGTGCGGACGTAATGGGACACGACTACAAAGACACCCTTTCAACCGTTGACGCTTTAATGGCTAATTATGGCATAACAGCACAGCAGGCGACAAAGGTTGTGGCGGACGGCTTTGCGAGTGGTGCAGACCTTTCCGGCGATATGTTGGATAAAATCAAGCGTTATGCACCGGTTTTCCACGATGCAGGCATAGGAGCGTCCCAAATGGTTGCTATCTTGCAGCAAACAAGAAGCGGTATCTTTAGCGATAAAGGTCTTGATATTATTACAATGGCTTCAAAGCGTATTCGTGAAATGGGTACGAACACACAAGAAGCACTTTTGAGTATAGGCGTAAACGTTAAGGACGTACAGCGAGATTTAGCAACGGGCGCACGTAGCACGTTTGACGTTATCCAAGAAATAAGCACTAAAATGAAAGACTTTGGAGCAGATAGCCAACAAGTCGGTTTAGTGCTTAAAAACGTTTTTGGAAAGAATGGAGCGGACGCAGGTATTAAGCTAATCGAACAACTCGATACGATGTCTACCAACTTAGAGGAGGTAAAGAAGCAGACAGGAGAGTGGGGCGAAGCACAGACGGCACAGATTAAAGCGACCGCAGAACTTAATGATGCGATGAGTGCTTTGTTTGACGTAACCGACAAAGGCTTTGAGGGCGTTATTGATAATTTGAAATTGACGGCTACAAAGTGGATGATTGCCGTTGTAAAAGGGTGCATAGATTTGGCGAATTGGTTTATAAAACTTTATAACAATTCAATCGTATTTCGTGCCGGTGTTGCTAACATTGTAACGCAATTTAAGATACTTTGGGAGGTTGTCAAACTTGCCTTTAATCTGATAATAGACGGCTTCAAGAACTTAGGACGAGTTATAGACGCTTTTGTAAGTACCGTTCACGGAGGTTTCAAAGCTGTTACGGGTGCTTTGTCAGGCTTTGGCGAAGCGTTGGCAGGTATAGCGGCTTTTGACTTTGAGAGGGTAAAGAAAGGCGTAACAGAGATTAAGAACAGTGTTACAAATGGCTTCAAAAATGCGTTAACGTCTTTTGGTAAGGCAATAAAGGCAGGCGGTGACGAGGTTATGAAAGATGTATTTACGTCCGGCAAAGCTATTGGCAACGCCTTTATAGAGGGTATAAACCAAACGGCAAGCGGCGGACACATCAAAGAAATATCTCTACCAAAGCACACAGATGCGGAGGAGATAACAGAGCAACCGAAAGCGTCAACCGCTTATACACCTATCGAGGGCAAAAAGAAAAAGGAGAAAAAGCAAAAGAAGAAGAAAGAAAAAGACCCGCTAAAAGAAGCAGAAAAGGCAGCACGAGCAGCAGAAGCAGCGTATAAGGCAGACTTAGACGCAAGGCGCAAGGCAGAGGACGCAAAAATCGACTTAATGGAAGAGGGGTACGAGAAGCAGCGCAAGCGCACGCAAGTACACTATGATAGGCAGGTTGAGGACTTGGCACACTCGCTAAAGTTGCTTAAAGCGACAGAGGTTCAAAGGCGCAACGACATAACAAGTACTATTGCAAGTTTGCAGCAAAAGAAAACGCAAGTACTTGAAGAAATGGAGCGCAAGCACGAGGACGATATGCTTAAAATTCAAGCGGACGCAATTAAATTACGTTTGGAAGCGGTTGCCAAAGGTAGCGAGCAAGAAAGGCAGCTAAAACTTGAACAAATCGAAATCGAACGAAAGCAGGCGTTAAGAGAGAACACGGCAAAGCCAAAAGACGAGCGACAGAGCGAAAGCGATATTAACGCAAAGTTTGACGCAAAAAAGAGCGGTATTGCTGATGAGTACATAAAAGCACAATTAGCAATATTTGACCAACAGCAGGCTTTAGCAGATAGCGAATTTCAACTATTACAGACAACAGAGGAGAAAAAGACCCGGTTTAGATTGCAGGCTGAAAAAGAGCGATTAAAAAAGATATTGCAACTAAATGAGCAAGCCGGCACAAAGTTGTCTGATATGGAGGTTCAAACTATACTTAACACAATAAATAAGATAGACCAAGAAATAGGGCAAAGCAAAAAAGACGAGCGCAAAGATTTGTATCAGCTTTTAGGCTTGAATTTGACAGACGGGCAAAAGGAAGCGATTAATACCTCCTTACAGTATGCTATGGACGCTTTAAATGCGTGGACGCAGGCAGAAGTGGCAGCAGCAGAAGCAGAGGTAAAACGAGCGGATAACCGTGTAGCAAATGCGCAAAAGGTGTTAGATAGCGAGCGTGAAGCACGTGCAAATGGGTACGCTTCAAACGTTACATACGCACAAAAGGAATTAGACCTTGCAAAGCGTAACCAAGAAAAGGCGTTAAAGGAGCAACAGAAAGCACAGAAAGCGCAGGCAGCTATACAAACGTTGCAACAAATCGGTAATCTTGTAACCGCAACATCTATGATTTGGTCGCAGTTAGGTTTCCCGTGGGCAATTCCTGCAATCGCAATTATGTGGGGTTCGTTTGCCTTTGCAAAGATTAAAGCGTCACAAGCAGCGAAAGCACAAGACAAAGAAACATACGGAGAGGGTACGGTTGAGTTGCTCGAGGGTGGTTCACACCAAAGCGGCGATGATGTAGACTTAGGTACAAAGAAAGACGGTACGAAAAGGCGTGCAGAGGGTGGCGAATTTTTTGCTGTTATCAACAAGCGCAATTCAAGACGTTACCGCCGTTTAATACCCGATGTTATTAAGTCGCTTAATCGTGGCACGTTTGAAGATAAGTACGCCGGCACCTTTGCGGGTGGTGGCTTAGAGGTTAACGTTAAACAGAACGACAACGACCTTACAGAGTTAAGCAATAATGTGCGTAGTATCAGAGAGCAAAACGAGCGCAAGACGTACCACGATGCAGAGGGCAACACTATTGTAGAGTATAAGAATTTAACACGTAAAATTAAGAAGTAATGATAAATCCTATTTATAAATTCTATTTGCGTTTAGGAAAGGCAGGGGCGGAAACCCCTGTCAATCCTATTTATAAAGACGATGTAACGCTTGATTACGAGAAAGAAGCAAGTAACCGTTTTTTTCGTGCAAAGTTAAACGGTAAGTTTACCTTTTTGCGTGCAGATTACGACCTAATTATGGGTGCGCAATTTGATACGATTTATATGCTTGTAGTTAAGATTTCATACGATTTAGGTCGGTCGTGGTACAACTATTGGGAGGGGAAATTCATGCGTACAGATTGCACGATAGACCCAACCGATAAGAGTATAACCGTACAGCCGTCAACTATTGACGCTTATACAGACGTGTTGGCGGGTATGGAAAAAGAGTACAATCTTATCGAGTTAGCACCCGAAGTTGATAGCGTATTAATTACCAAACGCCCGCTTATACAAGTGTACAAGTTAGGCGATAAAGTTGTATCGTGTTTCTTATCCGGGTCTAATTGGGAGCAAGACGTGTCAGAAGCGTGCGACAATGCGGATAAAATGATAAATAAGTATCATTTTGCTTTAGCACATAAGGCGGTAGAAGTAAGCATAACAGAAGCGACCGACCCGGCTTATAATGGTGTGTACGTAGGCGATGAAGCCGTTGAGAGTGGCGGCAGAACCGTGTACACGTGTAAAAGGAAAGACGATACAAACTACATACTAACTATAACAGCATTAAAGAACGCAGCGTATTTTGGTGCTATTGGTTCAATCGTGTTGTCACGTGGTAATAGTGGTTATTCAGCCGTTGTGGGTAACGCAACAGACAAAAACAATGAGTACACATTGACGGCTTTTAATGGTGGCAATGGTTACGCAAAAGCATACGTTAATGTTATACAGATATTTATGCGCTTGCTTCTTGATAAACCAAAAATAAGCAACCTAAACACGTATGAGATACCGGCGGAGGACTTAGTCGACAACAACCGCAATTACAAATACGGTATAGGCTACAAAATGGGTAATATCGAGGTAAGTCTTGACAGTACAGACAAAGCAACAGAGTACGGCAAGCGTGACGACGGGCGTTATTTTCAAATGCCATATATAACGGGTGTTGGTAAGTTTTTTCCCGTGTCAAAAAGTACATGGTTAACGGCTTCTATATGGTTTTACTTTAAGTTTGAAGATGAGTGGGCAGAGTACGAGGGGCGCACAAGCTACCTATTGCGTGACGCTTACGAGTTGGGAAGCTGTATAAATGTGCTATTAAAGCAATTTAGTGACGTTACATTTGATAGTAACGAAAACGGTTCAAAGTTTCTGTACGCAGAACGTAACCCGATTAGTAACATGAAACAACGTTTATTTATTACGCAAAAGAGTAACATATTGATAGGCGAATACCAAGAACCGGCAAAGAAAGCTATCTGTACGCTTCAAAGTATCTTTAATATGTTGCGTGACGTGTTTCGTTGCTATTGGTATATTGACGAGAACAAAAAGCTACATATAGAACACGTTAGCTACTTTAATAATGGTATGTCTTATGATAGCGTGCCGGAGGTTGATTACGATTTAACCAAGTTGTACAACGTGCGTAACGGTAAGGCGTGGAGTTTCGCAAAAACAGAATATACATTTGATAAGGCGGATATGTCAGAACGCTATCAATTTGCATGGATGGACGATTGCACACAAGCCTTTGACGGCTACCCTATCGAGGTAAAGAGTAATTACGTTTCAAAGGGCAAGATTGAGGACGTGAATGTGGGTAATTTCTCAAGCGATGTAGACCTTATGCTACTTAACCCGGGCGGTATGAGTAAGGACGGCTTTGCGTTGTTGGCAACGGTACCGGCAACGGCTTTGTTTACAAATCGCTTTTCTTATCTTGCAGAGTGGTACGAAAAGGACGGCGGAGAGGTTGACAAACAATGGGCGTTAAAACCGGTAGGAGGTAAGCGTGTAAGAATGCGTGTAACGTTAAGGCGACATAGTGGTTCAAGTTCTTACGCAGGCAACACGGCAAACATACGAGTGTACAAAGATAACGGCTACACCGATGTTATGACGTTAACGGCACAAGATTATGAACAAAATGTAACGTTTATAATACCTACCGGCTGCAAGTACTTAACCTTTAATATGAACGGTTATAACGATGTAAGTATAGCCGGGATATGGGTTGAGGATAATTTGCGTGAATTGCCTTTTTATCAGACAGAGATTGACGGGGTTACGTATGATTTGCAAAACGGTTATGTGTCGTTTGCCTTTGCGCAATCGAATTACTATGTTTACGACTTGCCGGCAAGCGTGGTTGAGATAAACAAAAGGCGTACAATCGCACGAGGTACAGATAGAAAGAAAAAACAATCTTTGTCTTTCCCGGCAGGCGATAGAGAACCACACCCTCAAAAGTTGGTAAAAACGCTATTAGGAGAGGGGCAAATTGAAAAATTATCTGTAAATTTGTCAAGTCGAATGATTAAAGCAACGTTAAAGTATGACACAGAACAATAATTTATCGCCTTTACCTTTCTATGAGAGCGAGGAGCAGCAAAACCACCGTAAGTCATACGCTTACGGTGCTATCTATAATTTGTTTGCGCCGGCTGATGTGCTTTTGCCTTTCCAAATCATAAGAAAGCATAGGGACGAGGAAGTAACAGGCGTTAAGCTGTACAGACGTGACGGCAGTCTGTTTGCAGACATAACCGAGGACGTGAAAAGTGCAGGCTTAACCGTTGTAAATATGGAGGAGTACGATTACGATGTAATTGTTTACCCGGCTTACTTGCCACTTGCCGTTAATATGGAAATAGGCGTTTTCTACATGGAGTTAACAGACGGTGTTCAAACGTGGGTTAGCGAAATGTTTACGAGCGTAAGCACAACAAGCGGCTATGTACGTGTAGAGTGGTGGGATAATGAGGACTTTGTATTTGACGGCGGGCGTATTGTTTACGAGGGTGTGAGATACCACAATGTGTTATATCTCAATACACAGATAGGCAAACCCGAATATAAGTTTGAGGAGGAGGGCGAAAACCGAGACGGCTATTTCTTTCCCGAGAAGCAAATATCCGAAAAGGTTTATAAATTCACGTTTGCCGCCCCCGAGTATCTTTGTGACGCAATGCGTTTTATCCGTATGGCTGACAACGTTCTTATAACTGATGAGATAGGCAGAGAGTACGATTGCGATACGTTCTTAATTACGGTTAAGTGGCAGACGCAGGGAGATATTGCAAGCGTTGAAGCAGAGTTTGAAACGGCAACCGTAGCAAAGAAAATCGGTAACGTGTACAGAGAGGAAACGAAAGGCAGTTTTAACAACGATTTTAACAGAGATTACACACAATCTAAATTATAAAGATTATGGCAAATTACGAGGAATTAAAAAGGAGCGTCAAGCAGGTTATAAAACCTAATGGCGTGCAAGAGATTACGGGAGAAATCTTGCAAAACGTGTTAGTTAAGATGATAGACACGTTTGGCGATGAGTACAAGTGTAAAGGCGTTGCCGTTACAACGACAACCCCACAAGTAAGTGGCAAGACGCTTTATTTCGCTTCAACGCCGGGCGTTTACGCTAACTTTGCAGGCTTATCCGTTGTAAAAGGTGAGTTTGTAGCCTTTGCGTATGACGGCACAAGTTGGTCTAAAACCGTGCTTATTGATGCGTCAAACTTTGCGACACTTGATTTGGTTAACGAGTACAACGCAACGGCAGACAATAGCGGTAGACGCTTTGAGTTAGCAGAAGCGATTAACGCTATACCAACAGAGAGGAGAAAAGCCGGAATGACTTTGCGCTTTGTAAAGAGCGACACCGGCAAATATATTCTCTATTATAACACGTCCGAGCAATGGAGCAATAAGCCTGCAGATTGGCAACCTTTGTCAATGGAGGAGTTTCTATCGGAGATTATAAAGTCTTATAGTAACTTAGTCGAAAAGTTTGAGAACACTATACAGATACACAACGCTTCTCCAAATGGAGAAGTTAAGCGTCTTGATACCGTGTTGTCAGAGTTGGAGGAGAAAGGCGAAAACGTTTTTAAGAACCGTTTAGCCGTTAGTTTCATTGAGGAGAAATTCGGTAAAAGGGTCGTTTATTTCTGCAAGACAAACACCTTTTCAGATAACGCAGACGATTGGAGCAAAACGCCCGTAGGCGGTGCCGGTGGTGGTGTTTCTTTGCTACCATTTACCGCCGTTGTTCGTAATGTAATTGTATCGCTATCTACTGCAACAGAGGGCGAGGTTGTTTATGATGAAGTAAAGAAACGTTTTCTTTGTCTTGCAGACGGTAACTATTGTGCGGCATGGATAGAACAAGAAGCATACGGTACACCAAGCAATAAGGGCGTAGAACCAAAAGAGGGTGTAATTTACTACTATCTCACGAACGGCAGTGTGTACACATGGAAAGACGGGCGTATGGTGCAACTCTCAACCGGTGGCGGGAACGACTTGCCCGAGTATGTACAACAGAAAATAAACGAAGCTGTTGAGTACTCAAAGCGTATCAACAAAGGCGATAAGGGAGAGCCGGGAGAGAAAGGCGAACCGGGTTACTTTAAGTTGGTTAATCATGGAACAAATGACACCACTTTTGCGTTAACGCCTAATACGATGCACGTGTGGGGAGAAGTGCCACGCTTAACGCTTACCTTAGCACCAAACCCCGACAACAGATTTGTTGCAGAGTATGCTTTTCAATTCACTTGCCCGGCAGCGAGTGGGACAGAGCTTTCTCTACCAAGTTCTATAAAGTGGATAGGCGATGTGTTCAATCCGAAGAAAGGGCAAACATATCAAGCGTGCATAGTAAACGGTCTTTTAATTATGGGAGGAACCGAGTAATGATTTTGTTTGAGAAATTACTTACAAAAGAAGCACAAAAACCAAAGTTTGTGCCTTTTGATGATTTAGAGGTAAAACGTATATGTTTAGAGAATTGGGATAAGGACGGTGACGGAAAATTAAGTATAGAGGAAGCAGCCGCTGTTAGTAATATAGGGCTTAAATTCTATGGTAATAAAAAAATTGTAAGTTTGAAAGCATTACGTTTTTTCAAAATACAAGAATTAAATAGTGATATATTCAGGGATATGTCAAATTTAAGAGAAGTGTGGATTCCAGCCACAGTTAAATCTCATTGGTATCGAACTTTCCTTGGAAGTGAAAGCATTAAAATAGTGGTAATTTGTAGCGAGATACCATTCACAGACAGAAGTTTTTTCAATGTAAACACTTACAATAATATACCTACGGATTTAAAGGTATATGTACCAGACACTTCGTTATCAAGATACAAGGAAGCGTGGAAAAACTTTCCTTATCTATCCAGATTGCACCCTATTAGTGAGTATAAAGAATAATACTCACTTAATAGTGTCTTATACGTTTAATCGAAAAAAAATAAATTTATGAAACAATACAAGAAAGGAAACGACACCTATAACGGTATTTATATCGAGGTCGGAGGGGTTAGAATTATCAACCCAATAGCAGAAACGCTCAAAGCAAACGGTTATGAGCAAGTAGAGGAAGTGCAGACAGAGGAGCAAATGCTACAAGCTGCAATAGAAGCAAAGGTAAGCGAGATAAAGGAGTACGACAGTAGCGATGCGGTTAATTCTTTTTTTCTCAATGGTCTGTCAGTGTGGATAAACAGAGAGGACAGAATTGGAACACGCCGGGCGATTGAGTTAGACATTGCGAACGGTCAGACGGATAGCGAAATTTGGCTAAATGGCTTCAAACTTGTTGTAAACTCTCAATTAGCGTTGCGCCTACTTGATGCGGTCGGACATTACGCTTATAAGGCGTATAACGTAACGCAGGAGCATATCGCAGCCGTTAAGGAGTTGCAGAGCGTTGAAGCCGTAAACGCTTACGATTACAAGAAAGGCTATCCCGATAAGTTGGTACTTAAAACGCAATAGTTATGACAATATTAGTTTTAATCAGTGCCGTTATAATGCTTTCTTATCTCTCTGTAATGGGTTTTAAGTATGGCGTTAAAAACTTTGTAAGTGATAACTACTACATAGGACGGCAATCGTGGTTATTTTCGTTTGTAATTGGTGTTGTCGGTGCTTTGCTTTTGCCCCCGATGTTAGACAAAGGCGGCAACTTTGGTTTTTTAGCTTTGTTTGCCGTATTTGGTCTTTTGTTGGTGGCAGTAGAACCACACTACAAAATAGAGAAAATGCACTCAATCGGTGCGTTGACGGCTTTAATTTGTGGTGTGCTTTGGGTAGCGACTTTCAACCCTATATTAGTAGCCTTTGCCGTTGTACTTTGGTTTGGTTATAGAGTTCTGAAATTTCCAAAGCCTTACTATGTCGGTGAAGTGTTAGCATTTTTGTTGATATATATAAATCTATTGTTATAAGATGTTAGACAGATTATTAACGTTAGAACAATACAGGCTTATAGTAGTAAGCACCCTCTCACCGGTGCTTGCTTACTATACCGCTACAAACTCATATATTTACGCCTTAACGATTGTTTTTGGCTTCAACATTTGGGCAGGTATGAGAGCGGACGGGGTAGCGATTAAGCGTTGTCAACGCTTTAAGTTTTCCAAGTTCAAAAACGCTTTAAGTGAGTTCTTTCTGTATATAGCTATTATATACGTTGTTTACTCTGTAATGAGTTTGCAGGGCGACAAAGACGTTTCTCTGTTAGTGGTTAAAACGTTAAGTTATATCTTTGAATACGTGTACTTACAGAATGCGTTTCGTAACTTAGTTATAGCGTACCCACGTAGAATGGTATTTCATATTATTTACCACGTTATACGCTTAGAGTTTACCCGAGCGATGCCCGAACACGTAAGAGAGATTATCGAACGTTACGAGCGAGAACACCCCGAGGAGGTAGGAATTGATAACAAAGACAAAAACGAAAAATAATTATGAATAGAAAAGAATTAGAAGCGTACATAAAGACGCAACCATGTAATAGAAATATAAAGTATTTAATCGTGCATTGTTCAGCGACCCGTCCCGGCGTGGTTGCTGATGTTGAAGCGATAGACAAATGGCACAAGGCACGAGGGTTTAGCCGTCAGAGCGAAAGCGGTCACTATTGCGGTTATCATTTTGTTATAGCACAAGACGGCACAATCGAGGTCGGTCGCACGCTTAACGAGGTAGGCGCACACGTGCAGGGGTGGAACTCTAACAGCATAGGAATATGTTACGCCGGTGGCTTGAACGCACAAGGCAAGGACGAGGACACACGCACACCCGCACAGAAAGAAGCACTTTTGTGGCTTATCTCTCAATTAGTGAAGAGATTTCCAAGCGTTCAGAAAATAGCAGGACACCGAGATTTCAGTCCCGACAAAAACGGCAACGGTGTAATAGAACCTTATGAGTACTTAAAGGCGTGTCCGTGCTTCAATGCAATACCCGAGTATAAACACCTTATAAAGTAGTAGCGTATGAGTTGGTTTCTTAAAATTAAACGCTATGCGTATTTATTTGCGCTTATAGCCTTTGTCGGTTTATTGGTGGCTAATTGTATAGGTTGGCGCAAAGCAAGCCACTACAAAGACAGAGAAGCGGCACAGCGTGCAAACGTGGGTGTGCTGATGCAGGACGTGGAACGGTACAAGGTAGACGACAGCCTTAACGCCGTGCGTGTGCATGGTCTTTCTCTCACTATTGACGACTTAAAGAGGTACAGAGCAGAGGACGCAAGCCTTATAAAGAAGTTAAGCGTTAAGAGTAAAGATGTAGGCAGCGTGTCAAGTATGACAACGCAAACCGTTACACGTATCAAAACGCAAATAAAAGATAGTATTAGATATTTGCCCGGCGACACCGTCTACAAAGTAGATACTTTGAAATGTTTGCACGTGTCGGATAAGTGGTACACGCTTGACGGTTGTATTAATAGTATAGGCGGCTTTGACGGCTTACTTAAAACCTATGACAAAATAAAGATTATAGAAACCGTGAAGTATAAGCGTTTTTTGTTTTGGCGTACCCACAAGGTAAAGAGCAGAAAAATTGACGCTATTAGCTTAAATCCAAACACGGTTATAACAGATGTTGAGTTTATAAGCATAATTAGATGAATGTACTGCAATAATGTTTTATGTAAATCGAAGCGGGCGTGTCGTGAGATACCCCCGCTTTTTACGTTTACGCATTTTCACGCCCGACACGGCTTTGTTTTTATCTCAACCTAATAACTACACCTTAGAGCAATAAAAAGCCATTAGACGCAAAAACTCTCCAAAATAACTAATTATAGTACTTAAATTATTTGTTTTGGTTAAAATCTATTAAAAACAAGAATATTATAACTAAAAGTTTTGGTACTTAAAATAAAAGTGCTATCTTTGCAACGTGTTAAGGAAACAACACAACCGACAGGGCGGTTACTCTGAAACAATAAAACATAAAAACAATGAAGAAACAAATAACACTCACTTATAGCACGACAGTTATTAACAAGAACTTTCGTTTGAAAGTTAAGGGCGTTGATAACAACGGTAATAAATTAAATAAGTTGGTAGGCGTTAGCGGTTTAATCTCTCTAATTGGCGAAGAATTATTAAACAAGTTTTTAGACCGTGCTTTTGCTTGTATGGACGATGTTTGTGTATGCAAGTTGCGTAGAGGTTTGAAAGTTAGTTTTTATGTAAAGTAATAACAAATAAACATAATGCAGTATGGAAAGAACAAATGCAAGTATTATCGCAGAGATTGCACAGAAATTAGACGGCAAGGTTGATTTCTCAATGATTAGGTACGACCAACAACTTTTATCAGAAGAATATAAAGAGAAAGGTTGGGTTAATGATATACAATACATTGGCAAAAGGTACGGTTTATATTTCTACACTTCAAAAATGAAACTTGAAGCGTCTGTAATGGGAAACGAAAAAGAGGATTTGCCTACACTTGTAGGAGTTGAGGGAGCGTTGGAATTATTCTTAATCAAATAACACAAAGCGGGGGTAACACCCCGCACCGACCGGGCGGTTTCCCGGTAACATTAAAACACTATATAATTATGAACACTTACAAAAAGTTTTGCCCAAACGTTTACGTCGCAAAGTGCGAGGAACAACACACAAAGGGCGAAATTATCGAGGTACAAACCAAGTATGGCAAAGTTAACGAATGTGTCGTTTATAACAAGGTTGCAGAGGGCGCAGGGTTTTATTATTACTCTATTGTACGGGCGGACGGCTACAACGCACAGGAAAGAGCAAAAGCAAAGGCGGAACGCCTAACAGAAGCAGCGCAAAGGCAAAGCGAGAAAAGCAACGAATATTTTGCCGCGGCTTCAAAGAACGATGATTTTTTGAAGTTGGGAGAGCCTATCAAGATAGGACACCACTCTGAACGCCGGCACCGCAAAATGTTTGAGGATAAAGACCGCAATATGCGTAAAATGTCCGAAGCAATGGACAAAGAAAAAGACTACAAAAGGCGTGCAGAGTATTGGGCAAAGCGTGAAAATGATATAAATCTTTCTATGCCAGAGAGCGTCGAGTATTTCGCACACAAATTGGAGCAAGCGACAGAGTACCACGCAGGACTGAAAAGTGGCAAATATCCAAAAGAACACAGCTACACGTTGACTTATGCGAAAAAGGAGGTTAACGACTTAAAGAAAAAGTACGATATTGCGGTTAAGTTGTGGGGAAACAATGAGTAATACGATAAATTATATTAAGAACTTATGCCGGGTTTCAGAGGGCGAAACCCGGCAAATGTGGAACGAGTATAAAAGGCGTTCAAAAGTGGTAAAGTTAACGCCTATTAGAGAGGTGTTAACAGAAGCGGAAATAAACTTTATATTAGAGTACATCAGACCGAGAAAACACGAGTGTTACAGAAATGCACACGAAGCGACCCGCATATTAGGCGTTAAGTACGTAGAGGGGTTTGTCGAGGTTGGCGGCTTGCCAATAGACCACGCATTTAACAAGCGAGGTGACAAATATTTTGATATAACGACAGAACTTGTGCTAAAAGAACAATGTAAGGAGTATGTCAGTACGTGGGAATTAGAGGGTTTAGAGTGTACAAGAATATCGCTAACAACGGGCGTTTATGGGAGTTACGGGCGTTTCCTTTTTGATGTGATTTTACAACGTAGAAAAGAAAGGCGCAAGCAGAAAGATAAAGAGCGACACAAACGTAATAAGGTTATGAAGTGTTGTATATAAAAGTGTTGTTTTGTTTTTGATAAAAAGTAAAACGCCCGGCGTGTGTATATTAGCACATTGCCGGGCGTAACGCAATAAACCGAGAGCGAAAAGGTATTGCGTAGTGCAAAATTACGCAGAAAAAGGGGTATTTTGAAAAAAATACGTGGAAAATAAAAAAAAATATGCTTTTTGTTTTGGTAATTAAATAAAAAGTTATACCTTTGCATTGTGTTAAGGTTAACACACCGACTAAGCGGGTACTTAGAAACAAAAAATTAAAACAATGAAAACAAAAAAGAACACCTTTTGGCAGCGCAAAGCAACGGCACAAGATAGAGTAATATTTGCAGAAGAAGCAGCTTGCAGATATAGCAATTATATAGAGTGTGCAAACAAAATGACATTAAGGTCTTGTATCATTGATTTGTTTAATTGTTTTCGCATTAAGTGGACGAGTAAAGACATAGCAGTTTCAGCGACTTTGGCTATGCAGATGTTAAACATAAAGAGTTAAGACTATGATGTTATATATAGATAAAAACGTAAAGAAACTCGCAGAGGTGGCAAATTGCCCCTCTGACGTGGTAAGCCGTAATGTAGTAGAATATATCGAGGATAACGGCTTGATAGATTGCCCAGAATGTTATTACGGTTGTTCGCTATCCGATACGTTTGCAGAGCAAGACAAAACGCCTATTGTAAAGGTGTGCGGGGTTTTCCCTGCAATAGGTATAAATAAACCTACTTACAGAGAGTTTGAAACCCTTATGCAATGCGTTTTGTTTGGTGAAGGAGATTGCCCGGATTGTGGGGGTGAATGCGAAGTAATAGACGGAGAATATAGGACACACCAACAAGACCGAGACAGTGAACCGGAAACGGAAACTATATGGGAGGAAAAGCAGTGTTTAAGCTGTGGTAATAGATTTTATAACTAACAAAAAAGAATAACTATGTTGAGGATTAATGAAGCACTCGCACGTTGTGAGCGCAAAGGAAAGAAAGTGTTTAAGAAAGATTTAGCCGCTTTGTTGTGGCCTGAAAGTAGCGAGGGCGCACAGCAGGTTAATATGACAAAACTTGTAAGCGGACGAGCAAAGAAAATCTCTATCGAATGGGTTGAGATACTTTGCAGAGAGTTAGAATGTAGTGCAGATTATCTTTTTGGTTTAAGCAATGAATAAATTTTATAAGTGGCTATTAGATAGCCGTGCGCAATTAAGGTTTTTACGTGCGTTTTTATTTTACTTTGGAACGCTTTGCCTTATATTGTGTTTTAGCAATATCTTTTTATTGTGTTTGGGATTGTGTAGCTTTGCAGGAATTGCGCTTGTAAACTCACAACTTAAAGACGAGGAAGAAAACAACAATTAATTTTACAAAGATATGAAAACAAAAGAGAGCGATTACATTATACCACCTTTTGAGGGTGTAGAGGTAGAGAATAACGAAAGCGGTGCTTTTGAGTTATTACCCGGTGTAACGGTTGAGGAAATGAAAAGCGTGTTTTTCGATACAGACGCTTTGATTGAACCGCCTTACCGTGTATATCAGCTTAACAGCAAAGGACACCGCTATTATTACCGCTTTAACGAGCAAAACGAGCCGGAATTTTATCCAAGTGTAACCACAATTTTAAGTCAAACTATGCCGGCAAACCCTTTCCTTACAAAGTGGATAGCCGACAAAGGTTTCGAGGAAGCGGAACGCTACAAAATGGAGCGTGCAAGCTATGGAACGTTTATGCACTCGCAGTTTGAAAAACTGATAATAGAACGTACTTACGATTTGGACGGTTTGAAAACCGAGTTAAAAACGTACATAGACGTTAACCACTTGCCGGAGGAGTTTATACACTATGCAGACGAGTTGAAAAAAGATGTACTTTCGTTTGCGCAGTTTGTTCTTGATTATGATGTAAAGCCTTTGGCGGTTGAGATTGCGCTTGTACACCCTACTTACAATTATGCGGGTATGCTTGATTTGCCGTGTACAATGTTAGAGAAGCCGGGAAGCGATAAGCGTATAACGGCAATAGTTGACTTTAAGAGCGGTCGTAAAGGCTTTTGGGTTGAACATGAAGTGCAGCTACATCTTTACAAAATGATGTGGGAAGCGAATTACGAGCAACACCCGGTTGATAAGGTGTTTAACTTTGCGCCTAAAGATTGGCGTAAATATCCTACTTACCACCTAAAAGACCAAACAGACAGTACAGAAGCAAAGAAAATTCCTTATCTGTTAGAGTTGGCAGCTATCGAGGACGCAAAGCGTGACAATAATTTCACGGCTTGCAATGGGTTTATAAATCTTGATGATAAAGACTTAACACCTAATGTTATAAGTTTAACCCTTTCGGAGTTGGTAAAGACAAAGGCAAAGAAAGAGGAAACGGCACCAACGGAGGAAGCCGGGGTAAAAGAACAAGATTTAACACCGGTTGAGGCTTCAAAAGTTGAGGGCAACAACGAGCAAAGCGCAGAAAATACGCAAAAAGGCAAATTAAAAGCCGTGTCAACGCCTAAAGTTAAAAGTGTGGTAAATTTACCACAAAAAGAAAAGAAAGCCGTTAAAAGCGAAAATGCGGCAAAATTACTCAATAACGAATTAGATATGTAAGCTATGGACGGAAGAATAAAAAGACCAACCCCCGACAAAAGACTTGCTTTGCCACGTATAGGCACAATCAAGGTCGGCAAAAAGGTTGTAGGGAAAAACGGCAAAGAGTACCCAACGAGTACAGATTACTTTATACCCGGCGGCAAATACGCCGGTATGTTTACAAAAGCATTCGGTGACAAACCGTCAACTATACAGATAGTTTTCCCCGACGACGACCCGTCAAAGGTGTGCGCAGAACGCTATGAGTATAGGGACGACGCAGGCGGGTTGGTTGCTTATGGTGACGGGCAAACGTTCAACGTATGGAACGGCAAAACATACCAAAGCTACACAATAGAGCAATATCCTAACCTTATGCAAGGAATAGCACAAAAGCACCCTAATAGGGCGGTAAGGGCAGGATATGACGGTTGGAGTGTTACGCTAACTTTGACGTTTGTTGTGCCGGCTGTGAGAGGTGTAGCAGGCGTGTGGGCGTTTACCACTAAAGGGGCGGCAAGTTCTATTCCACAAGTACGCAACGCCTTTGACGCTGTGCTTGAAAATAGGGGTTTTGTACGTGGTATAATCTTTGACTTAAACGTCAAGTTTGCCACAACACAGAAGCCGGGAGATAATAGCCGCTTTCCAGTTGTGTCTTTAGTGCCTAATGAGAGCGAGGAAAATGTTGCAATAGTTAAGCAAGCGTTTGTACCAATTAACCCGCCTGTCGTGGGTATAGAGCAAAAAAAATAAGAAAATATTTTGTTTGTATAAAATAAATTGCTACATTTGCACCGAGATAACTTATATAGCAAGGTTCCCAACCGGGGTCGTCTTCTCATGTTCGGGCAGTTTATGTTCTTTCTCGCCCCGGTTGGTTTTTCTTTGAGTTAATAAGGACTTTCCACTACAAAGTCGCTTAAAAATATAGTAGCTATAATTTAGCAAACCCGCCTTTGGAATGTGTAGTGGCTTCCATTGGCGGGTATTTTGTTTCTATTATGGAAATAGATAAAAGCAATTTAATAGATATAACGCAGCCAAAGGGCGGCTTTATATTCTTACTATTAGACAAAGACGAACGGCTTTTATACATTGGTAGCACTGATGATGTAAATAAAAAGGCTTTTGACTTTGGTTTTGAGTATGAGAGTATAAAAGGCTTTTATTACAAGTACCCGGATATTGGAGAAGTAGCCGACAAGTTAATCAACCGTTATAAACCGCTTTATAATACACGTTATCTACACCACGTTAAAAGAGTGAACGCCGGTGCATATATAAACAGAAAGCTAAAAGAGAATAGGGTAAGACTTAACTCAAAAGGAATAAAAAAAGCGTGTAGCCTTATTTCTGAATTAGGTATGGAGTGCGTAGAATTTGATAATGAGTTGTGGATTGGTAAAACAGACCTCGACACAGTAGTAGGAGAAATTTTGTACAGATTAGAACATGGAAACGAAAATATTTAGACACAACAGCGGCGAAAGTTACACCGTGTTAAGTAATTCATTGTTACAAGATACTAACATTAATTTTTTTACAAAAGGTTTGCTTATCTACTTGTTAAGTTTGCCAAAGACGTGGGAAATTAGTGTCGCACAAATTGCGGATAAGTTTGGAGAGAAAGAAAGCCGTATATTAAAGGCTTTTCGTGAACTTATAGATTTAGGTTATTGCGTTCGCAAGGCTTACCACGAGAATGGACGCTTAAAGGGGCAACACTACTATATAAGTGACGTTGCAGGCAGTTTCGCAAGTATATTAAACGAAGCAAAGGCAGAGAAAACAGAGAGTAAAGAACAAAGTTTGTTTAGCGATACAGACCCTAAAAAAAACAGTGTGGCTGAAAATGCAGAGTACTGTAAAAACAGTGTGGCTGAAAATACAGAGTACTGTAAAAATGGGGGGGCATATAATAAAGTAAACAATAATAAAGAGAAAATAAACAATCAATATAATAAAAATAAAAAAACACTTTTTTCAGAAAATCCGATTTTGGAAAATGTTGATGAGGTGTTATCAAGATTTAATTCTGTTGAGTATGAGCGTATAGATGTTTTGTATTACTATCATGCTGTAAAAGATTGGAGCGAAAGCAGCAATACAAAGCGAACAGAGAACGGCTGGATTTCTACAATGCGCACGTTTATGCGAAATGACAAAGAAGCTAATAAGCTACATTTGAAACCGCAATATACAATACAGAAAGATAGCAATATAAACATAGACGAAGCAATGCAATATCTTAATATGTAGTTATGAGTAATGAGTTAACAAAAACAACAACAAGTAAACCCGCATTAATGCGCAAAGCCGCTTTAATGTTATACCACCCACAACCGGGTGTTAAGGCGGTAGAGATACGCCGGGCGTTGGTTGAAGTGCCGGAAGTCTTTGCAGGACTTACCAATGTTGAAAAGAGTGTTTTTGTAGCAAGCACAAAGCGGCAATTACAAGAATACGAGGATAAAGAGGAATTAGTCCGTAACGCTCGCACGCTGTTTAGATACATAGCTATGGACGTAGGTTATACGATACCTACCAATATAGCAGATTGGCAATACACGCAAACCCGCCTTTTAGATGTGCTTTGTACGTACTTTCCACAAGTTACGCTAAACGATATTAAAATGGCTTTTGAACTTGCAGCCGTTGGAGAGTTAGACCAATATTTGCCACGAGATAAGAACGGCAAGGCGGATAAAAATCATTACCAACAGTTCAACGCTGATTATTTCTCAAAGATATTACGAGCATACGAGCAACGACAAAGCGAAGTAATTTACAAAGCCTTTGAGAGCATACCACGCCCGGCGGTTAACGCAATAGAGAACAAAAGAGCGACAAACAAGTTCAAACAAAGACTTATATACGCTTTTCTTTATTACAAGTACAAAGGCGTAATGTGTGAGTTAAGCGACACGCAGGAATTTATGTGTTACAAGTTGCTTTCAGATTGCGGACTAATTGAAACAGAAATAACCGAAGATGATTTGCGGTTATCAATGTTGGAAATACGCAAACAGATTGCGACCGGTTTTATTAAGCCTTCCCAAGCGGGCAATATTCGCATACACGGAGAGCAACACGAAACCGTCAAAACTGGAGCATACAAGTACGCACAACGTAGGGCGTTAATTGAGTGCTTCGATACAATGGTAAGGGAGGAAATACAAATAACAGATTATATTAAGTTATAAATAAAAATGAAATATATTACATATAATTGGACGTTAAAGGACGCACAATTCACAAAAGACAAAGGCACCGTATTTAGTTGCTTTTCATGTGGGGGGGGCAGCACAATGGGTTATAAATTAGCAGGTTACGATGTTGTAGGCTGCAATGAAATAGACCCAAAAATGATGTCTATTTACAAAGAAAATCACAACCCAAAGTATAGCTTTTGCGAGCCTATACAAGAATTTAAGAAGCGAAAAGATTTGCCAAAAGAATTGTATAATTTAGATATATTAGATGGTTCGCCCCCGTGTAGCAGTTTTTCAATAGCCGGCAATCGTGAAAAGGATTGGGGCAAAGAAAAGAAGTTCAGAGAGGGGCAACAAAAACAAGTTCTTGACACGCTTTTCTTTGACTTTATAGATTTAGCGAAAGAATTGCAACCAAAGGTCGTTGTGGCTGAAAACGTGAAAGGCTTACTATTAGGCGAAGCGAAAGACTATCTAAGAAAGATTTATAAAGAGTTTGAGGACGCAGGTTTTTATTGTCAACATTTCTTGCTTAACGCTTCAAGAATGGGAGTACCACAAAAAAGGGAGCGTGTATTCTTTATCTGTTTAAGAAAAGATTTAGCATGTAGTTTTTTGTATCAAAAAGACTTTTTTACAGAAGTGCCAAAAATAGAAATGGAGTTTTGCAAAAAAGAGGTAACGTTTGGAGAGATTGAAGATAAAGGCAATTTTGAAAATAAATTACCAAAAAGGAGTGCGCAGTTATGGCAAAACAGAAAGGAGGGGGATTGCGACTTGGCAAATGCTTGTGAAAGAGTTTACAATAAAAGGGCGCATTTTAATAGTAAATACGCTTATAGGGGCAAAGTGTTAAGCACGCTAACGGCACACATAGAAGCGAACGTGTCATTTTATGAACCACGTTTTTTGTCAAACAAAGAAATAATAAAAGCAGCGTCTTTCCCTAATGATTATAACTTTTTGAAGTGCCGACCGAATTATGTATGTGGAATGAGCGTGCCGCCCCTTATGATGTATGAGATAGCAAGTAATATTTATAATCAATGGTTAAGTAAGTTAAAGTAATATGAATAGTAAGGATTTCTTTAACAAGGTTGCTTTGATGAGACGGCTTCAAAAAGAGTATTTCAAAACACGGAGCAAGCCTGTATTATCAGAGTGTAAAGCAATAGAGCGAGAAATTGACGCAGAGATAAAGCGTGTAAACGCTATTATACAAACAAAGGAACAAAATTTATTTACGTAAATTATAGCAGTATGGAGAAATTAAATTTAATGACACAAAAAGAAATGAACGCTACCTTTATAGCCGCTTTTGAGACTATAAAGAGCGTTTGCGAGAAAACAATAAGTAGTAACGTATCGCACAAACCGCACGATGTGATGATTATTCGTTGCAAGTGTGTAGAAATGTTGCAATTCTTTGAGGATTGGAACAAGCACATACCAAGCGCAGTCGATGAGGTTCTGAACGGTATAAAAGCTTTGCAGTGGGAAGAAAATCAAACCTTTGGCTTGATTGCAAAGACAGAAGTAAACATCTATTGCATAGAGGACACAAAGCAAGGTGTATTTGTCTATACGCTGTTAATGTCTGATTTTTACGAGCAAGTTCCAAGCGTAGAGGAAGCGAAGCGATTAGCGAACGAGAATTACAGAGGAAAGATAAAGCAGATATTAGGAATTTAATTAAAATCAAGTAAGATATGGAAGAAAGAAAATTAAAAGTTAATTGCGTTATAGCAATAGACCCGGGCGCAAGTAATGGAGGAATATGTGTATATAGACCCGGTTATAAATTAGAGTGCGTGCGTATGCCAAAAGATTTGCGACAACTTCGAGATTTTATCGACTACTACAAAGGTTTTACCCACCCTATTGTATTTGTCGAGAAGTTAAGCATACGCCCCGATGATATGGTAACAAGTACGGGCGAAAATAGGGGCAAAGTGTTTCGCATACAAAAGATGTTAGCCAACTTTGAACAGATAAAGACGGTTTTAGATGTGTTGGACGTGCCTTTTGTGCTTGTACACCCTATTAAGTGGCAAAGCGGCTTAAAGTTACGTATTAAGGGGTCGCACGAGGAGAAAAGCGCACGCAAGGCACGTTATAAGCAAGTGGCAAAGGAGTTGTACCCACTCACAAACGTTACGTTGTGGAACTCAGACGCTATTCTGATAATGCACTATGGGCGTTATGTGCTGCAAAACGATTTAGATTGGGTGTTGCAGAATGTGCCACAAAGGGCGAAAGGCTTTTTATTTTAGTTCTAAGGGTCGATAATTATAAAACCGTGTAACTTATGGGCAAAAAGACTTTAAGCCAGCAGGCGCAAAATTTTAACGAATTAACCTTTAACGAACTTTGCAACGTGTGTCGTAACATTGTAGAGGGCGCAAAGGTTACAGAGGATAAAGGCGTGCCTACTTTTGCGGAGTTATTAAATAAGTTTAGGCAGTTAAGGCACACGCAGAAGCGTGCGACCTATACGCCTAATCTTATAGATAAGAAAGAGCGGCAAGAACGAGAGATTGACGATATAATACAAAGGTATTTCAGTAGTCAATTAACCCTTTTCAAAAGAAAATAAAGAAATTCGCAAAAAAATACTGAAAAGTTTTGGTAATATAAAATAAAGTATTATCTTTGCAACGTGTTAAGGAAATAACACAGCCGACCAAGCGGTTTACTTGGAAACAATAAAACAATAAAAACATGAAGAATTTAGTTAACAAAGAGAGCATTAACGCAGTTACTATTGCAGAGGTTGAAGCACAAGTAAAGGCAGAGTTAACACAGAAAGGTCTTATCGTAGTTGAGGATAAGGCAGAAGCAGAGCAATTTTTTAAGGACAACTTCGAGGAAGAGGGTTACGTTTGCAGCGAAACAGCACAAACGTTTGATACGCTTGGAGAGGTTAACGGCGATTGGACAACAACGATAAACGTAAAAATCGAAGCGCATTACATTGACGCAGGTTCTGACGATTACGTTTACACCGTAACAGTAACAGAAGATTAAGATGAGAGATACAGCTTCCCGGCACACAATGAGCCGGGAAACTCTAAACGACCTTTACAGAAAGTTAGAAAACTTTTTGGCGGACTTAACGCCGGAGGAAGCGCAGAGTAACAAAGCGAGTTTTACAGAAATATTCACGCTTATACATCAGAGAATAAGACAAACCAAATAATAACCGGGAGGGGCGACCCTCCCACAAAGAGAGCGAAAAATGTATATTAAAAAATTGGAATTGCTAAATTTCCAAGTAATCAAGGAGTTTAGCGCAGACTTTACCGGTAATGTTTATTTTATAACCGGCGACAACGAGTTGGGCAAATCAACCATTTTGAAAGCTATCGGTGCTTTGCTTACTGGAGAGCGTGACGCAGTTTTGCGCAATGGAGAAGAAAAAGGCTTTGCCAAAATGGTTGTCGGTGACGACGGCAACGAGTACACCGTATCACTTAATTTTACGAAAGCAAACCCACGTGGAGTTTTAAGCATTAAGGGCAAGACGGTGCAAAGTAACAACGTTTCAATGTTACAACAACTTTTCGGTTATCAAAACTTTGACGCTGTGGACTTTTGCAGTTGGTCAGAAACAGCAGAGGGCAGACGCAAGCAGATAGAGGTTGTAAAATCTCTATTACCAAAGGAGGTGCAGAAACGCATTGAGGAGATAGACGCAGAGGTTAAGGCAGCAAAGGAGGAGCGAGCCCACCTTAACCGAGATATTAAGAATTTGGGCGCACAAGTCAAGGCGGCTAAAGAGGGTTTGCAGCCGGGAGATATTACCAAGTATGGCAATCGCATAGAAGTTACCGAGTTATTGGAGCGTCAAAACGTGCGTGCGCAATTAGACGCAAAGGCGCAAAACGTACAGCAAAAATTAGAGGAACGTATCTCACAGATTGAAGCGGTGCCGGCAAAGCAGAAAGAGAGCGCACGAATTTTCCACGAGGAAGTCGAGCGTATCGACAACGTTTTGAAAGACGCAAAAAGAGATTACGAGTTGGCAGTCGAAGCCGCAAAGGCAGAGTACGACCGCAAAGTAAGTGTAGCAAAGTCCGAGCGTTCAGACGCAGAGGAACGTTACGACAGCGATATTGAAGCATACGACCGAGAATTGGAGGAAGCAGAAAGACGCAAGGCAAATTGTGAAAAGTGGTTGCAGGAGTACGAGAAAAACAAAGAGGACGTAGACGTTGCAGAAGAAATCAAGCAGGCGCAAGTACACAACGAAAAGGCGGCACAAGTTGAGGACTACAACAAACGTGCTGAACAACTTTCAGAGGTTGAGAGTAGTTACAATGAGTTGGGCGAAAAGGTAGACACTTTGCAGCACGAGCGCAAGGAACTTATCGAAAAATCAGAACTACCGATTGCCGGCCTTTCTTTCAGTGATGAGGGGTTAACACTTAACAACGTACCATTTATTGATGGTGTCGTGTCAGACAGCCAAAAAATGGAGGTTGCAACTAAGCTAATTATTGCAGCAAACCCAACCGTTAAGGTTTTCAGAATTGCAAGGGGCGAAAGTTTGGGCGCAAAACGTCTTAAAGCGATTTTAGACGTTGCCAAACAAAACGGCTTCCAAGGCTTTATCGAGAACGTGAAGCGAGGACAGGAGGAAATGCAAGTCGAGGAGTACACAGAAGAATAGTAACCCGGGCGGGGTTAATTGCCCCGCCTACAAAATAAAACTATGACGAGCAAAAGAAAACAAAAGAAAGAGCAGGCGAAGCCTATGCAGGCAAAGCGCAAAAAGTGTGTAGATGATTATACGGTGCGGGACTTGCTTCAAACAAGGCAGTTTACCACGAACGCACAGAACATTATCAAGGCGTTAAAAAGTGAGCGCAAGGCGCAAGCAATAAAGGCAAACATGGGCGGAAACGAGTTAAAGCGACACCCTATTTACTATTTGAACTTAACGCCCGTTGAGTTCGTGAAGCAGTACGCAGCTATATTGAACAAGAATTGCGATTTGTCAGCAAACGCACGCTATTTCATTAAGGCGGTAGGCGATGACGCTGCAAAGCGCACAATTAAGCAACTAAGAGAAAATGAAACCGAGAGAAATATCAGCGACAGGAGTAGTAAATAATAACGGTGGCTTATCTCTCTACATGGGAGAAGTCAACGAGTTTCTGAAACTACATAAGGGCGAACGTGTTACGGTGCGTTTCTTTGTTGCTCCTAAAGGCAGCAGCGAAGCACTAAAAGGCTATTACTATAATTACGTTGTTCCAACAGTACGCCGGGCGTTGTATGAAACCGGCGTACGCCTTACAGAGGAGCAGACGGAAAAGTATTTGCGTGAACAAAGTACCGTAATGTGCGTTGCAAATTTTGATATATCAACAAGCAAGTACACAACCCATATTAAAGAGATTGCAGAGATTGGAAACGCTGAATTAATAGAACATATAGAGTTTATAAAGCAGTTTGCAGCAGAGGAACTCAACACATTTATTGAAAACCCTAAGACAATATGAAGATAGAAAACATAGACGAGGTTTTGCATTTAACGAAAGAGTTTAGAAACTTGCAAGAGTTAAACCAACGTTTACACGAAAACGGAACAATAACCGTACACGTCAACGGTTTTGATATTGAGATTTCAAACGAGTTGCGCAAACGTGTTCGCAACGCCTTAATAGAGGAAGTGAAAACAAAGCGTGACGAGATTAGAAAACAACTTGAAACGCTTTAATTATGTTTTGCAAGTGTGAACGTAGACCACGATTTTATCCTTTGTCAACGTGGCGTATAAACCGTTATAGGTACACCCCGAAAGGGTTTAGCCGGGTAAAGTGTTTGCGTTGTGGGTGCGAGTGGTTGACACGCAAATCATACGCAAAGAAAATAAAGAATTTAGATTTAACATTAGATTTATAATTATGCAGTACGAAATTAAAGACGTTTGTTTCTTTGATACAGAAACAACGGGTGTCCCCGCAAAGGGTTTAGATTGGGAAAAAGATTGCGACCAATTCCCCTATGTTGCACAATTAGCGTGGCTTAAAGACGGGGTTTTGAAGTCATACATCATTAAGCCAATAGGGGTAGACGGCAAGCCTTACGAGATACCCGAAGCAACGACAGAGATACACGGTATCAGTACAGAACGAGCAATGAAAGAGGGCGTACCATTTGAAACAGTGGTGCAGGAGTTTATCAAAGATTGTACGCTATCTCCTTTAATCTGTGCGCACAACATCTACTTTGATACGTCTATCCTAAAGGCTAACATTATGCGCTATTTAGGGCGTGAATATTACGATAGCAAGGCAGACCAAGCACTATTCAAGGGCAAGCGTATCGACACAATGATGAAAACTATTAAGTTTGTCGGTGCTTGCTTTGCAGACGGACGCCCGGGCAAGTTTCCAACGCTTGAAGAATTGTACGCAAAATGTTTTGAGGGCAAGACGTTCCCGGCACATGACGCAGGCGAAGATGTAAAGGCGTTGGCAGCTTGTTTGCCGGTGTTGGTTGAGTTGGGTTTTGTTGAACTTGCACAAAAGCAATACGATGAGGACGGCAAACCAAAGAGAAGCACCAAGCGAAGCACACGAGTAGCCGCCTCGGCAATCAAAAAGACAAAGATTGTAAAGGCAAAGGCTATCTTTGACGATGAGCCGGTAGAGTTGCCAAAATCAAACCATTACGAGGGAGAGGAAACGAAGTCGACTACAACCGAGAAGTCAACTATTACACAACCCGTTTCAAGTCGTAACGCTTTGTTAGAAGATGAGGACTTTTAATTATGGTTAATATTATATTAGGCTTTGTTTTATGCTTGCTAATTGTGCTAATATTGCTTATCTTTGTACTCATTAATGCAGTAGCAGAGAGAGAAGCGCAAATAACAGACGAGAAAGAAGTTGCGGCAATGTTACTTAATGAGTGGTTAGAATTGCAGTTTGAGGACGAAACGAAAGAGGAAAGCGAGGAGCGCAAATTCTACACGCTTATAGACGAAACCGCAAAGTTAAAGTTAAGAGTAGATAGAAAAGACAACCCGGGCGAAAGCCTATAAAACAAAAAAAAGATATGAAAGAAACAAAAGAAGTAACAGAAGTTAAGAACATGCCTATCCCAAGCGAGAACGCATTTTCTTTGAACAAGGTTAAGACACTTAAAGACGGAGGTCTTGACGTTCATTATGAGGTAGTGGAAACAGTTGGTAACGAAGTTTACACAAACAAGTACCATATCGAGAGCGCAAAGGACATACACCCCGATTTGCGCAAGCTGTTTTCAAAGTTACGCCCGATTATGGGTCGTGTGTTCAACATTACAAGTTTCAAGACGCTTGTAAGTACAGACGAGTTCAAGGCAAGACCGGCGCAGGTTACTTTGGCGGAAGAGTTTGCCGAGCAGTGTTTGAAGAATATTGAGGTACGAGGTATCAGTCTAAGCGGCAAAGACGACAACGTGGGTGTTGTGCTTACCGGTTTGTTTGAAGTGGCAAACGGTCAGAAGTCAGCAATCAACACACCACGCCTTAAACTTGAAAACGAAACGTGGGGTTTTGAGGAGGAACTGGAGTGTATAATTGCAGACATTGAAACCGAGGTGTACGCCTTTTTGTTCAAGGGCAAGAAAGCAGAACTTTCTCTATTTGGAGAGGGCGACGACGACGACCAAACAGAGGGTACAGAGGAGTCGGAGGAAACACCGGAGCCGGGAGAAAGTGAAAGTTTCTAACAACATAGGCGGGGTTAATTACCCCGCTTATAAACTTTGAAAAAATGGCTATTCTGATAGAGGACTTGGAATGTTACAAGTACGCAAAAAGTAAAGGTTACGAGCCGTTGACAGATAAACGGTTTGAAATGCCTATAAAGGTGCGTATAGATGTGCAGCGTTATTTATTTGGTGCAGGACACACGCCGGCAGAGAACGAAAGGTTTTACCGCTATTGTTGGGAATTATACCCACACATTTGCGAGGAGTGTATGCGACCTTTGACGCAATTTTCAGCTACTTATATATCACACATTCGCACACGTGGAGCGTTCCCCGAAGCGGCACACGATGTTAGAAACGTTAATATACTTTGCTTCAAACATCATAACCAATGGGAGACCGGCAACCGTAAAGCGATGAGGATATACCCGGGCAACGTGCAGACTATCGAGCAGCTAACAAAAGAGTATAACGAGGTTTGGAAAGATAAAACTATCCTATGAGAGTAAAACGAAAAACAGATTATAGCGAAATTTCAAGGCGTAGCGTTCGTTCTGACTTTAAGCCTTATAATCGTACCCCCGAAAGGGAGAAAGGGCGACAGACGCAAAAACAACCGCAAATAAATGCAATTAGGCGTATAGCGTTTGTTAATGAGAATAGCGGATATTATAAGTATCGCAATTTGATATTAGGCAAACAAGTGCGGTTAATACGTGAAGCGTCTGTCGGTGGTTGGTTTTGTAATTTTGTTTTTGACGAAGACCGCCGGGCGTTGAATAGGGCAGCAGATTGGAGCGAGCGCAAAGACGAGTATCTGTTGGACGGTGTAAAATTTAAGTAATTATGAACGATAACACAATGGGCGTTTTGATTGCTTTAATCAATGCCTTTTTTATTTATTTAATCATTAAAGATAAGCGCAAAAAATGAAAGCAAGTACAGGTTATAAAATCGTATTCTATACGTTTGTAGTATTGACGATTGCTTCTTATGTTCATTCAGCGGTTAGCGTTGTAAAGTTTTTAATCAATCTTTTTTAATATGGCAATAAATAGGGTTACACTTTTGGGCAATGTAGGAGGAGACCCAAAAGTTTACACATTCGAGAATGGAGGGAAAACAGTGTCTTTGTCTTTGGCGACATCAGTGCCGGAGTATAAGAGAAAAGACGGCACAACCGTGCCAGAGCGTACAGAGTGGCACAACATTGCTTTGTTTAACTCACTTGCAGACGTAGCGGAGAAATTCGTACATAAGGGTGATAAACTCTACATAGAGGGCGAATTGCGTTACCGTTCGTATGAGGACGAAGCGAAAATAAAACGCTATGTAACGGAGATATACGCTTCACGTATGGAGTTATTAACGCCAAAACCAAAGACGGCAGCACCCCCTCCACCACAACCAACAACACCACCGAAAGGTGTAATTAACAGAACGCAGCCGGCAGCACCACAACAGGCAGACCAATCTCAATGGAACGGCACTGTACCGCCTAATAAGGAGGAAGACGATTTACCATTTTAATCAAATAGGCTATGCAGATAAACATCAAGAAAGATTACGATGCAACTAAACACGAAGCCTACAAGGCGTTAACGGTTAAGCAACCATACGCAGACGATTTGGTTAAGGCAGCTTACAAAGATATTGACGGTAACGTGTACGGTGTTAAGAGTATCGAGGTAAGGAGCAAACCCACGCAATATCGAGGGCGTATTTTGATTTGTAGCAGTCAAAAACCGATTATACCGGGTAAAGAAAGCGGTTGTATTATGGGTTTTGTCGAGTTGTACGACATTAAGAGGGTAGAAGATTTTTCCCCCGAAGATTGGGACAAAACGAGAATACCACGAAGCAAGCGTGCAGAGATAAAAACCGGTTACGGTTGGTTGATGAGAAACCCGGTGCGATGTGTTGAGTTGCCTGTAAAAGGACAATTAGGTATCTATAATATTGCCTTTGAAAAGGGCGACATTGTCGAGTACCCACGTATCTGTAAGGTAAGCCGTGAAGATTGGTTGTTATTGCAAAAAACCGATAGCAATGTATGACAGAGTTCAAAAGATAATCAAGCGTACAAGCGTATTGATTGCGTGTGTAGAAGCAATGAGTACAGAGTTGCAAGAAGTAAAGGCACACGAAAAGCGAGAGTTAACAAAAGATGAAGAAGCGTTACAAGAGTACTCAAAAACAATGCTTCATAATCTTTGCAAAGTCGAGAATTACGCTAAAACAGCGTTAAACAAAACAACAAAGAAAGAAACTATGACAGAAGAAGAGTATTTCAAGCGTTCAAAAGAAATCGAGAACGAGCGTACCGGGTTGTTGTATGAACAGAAGCTATTAGATGCACAGTACATCAAAGAGTTTGCACCGTTCAAACCCGACACGAAATTAAAAGTAAAACGCAAAGGCAGAAACGGGTCTTTTGTGTGTTGGGTTAAAGGCTACCAAATGAGATATAACAAACTTATGCTTTTGTACAATAAAGCAAAGTTAGACGGTGACCGCTCTATGCGTGAAAATATGGACTTTATGTCAGACTTGGAGGTCGAGGAACTCAATGAGAAGTAAAGTATTTCATACCGGGCGTTTAGGCGTATGCTTTTACGCCCGTAGCACGTGGCAACATAGGGAGTTTTTAACGCCGTGCGTGTCTGTAAGTTGCCTAAACGACAAAGATGCTTATGTTGATGTAGAATTACGTGCGTTATGCTTTGGCGTTGGGTTTAGAATTATTTTCCTAAAACATTTGCGAAAATAAAAATAATACCTTATATTTGCAAGTAAATTAAAATGATATGGAAAAGCGATACGAAACATCAGTTTACAAAGTGGGACAGCTTCAAGACGAAGCACCGCTATTTGATTGCGAAATAGCAAACGTAGCTATAACCGACAACGAGCGTGCGGAGTTTGTCGCAATCGGTGAGCCGGAGCGATTAAAGGACTTGTTTTCAAAGTGTGGATTTGATGGTGACGTGTAGCGAAATTAAAAACGCAGGCGGTTGTTGCCCGGGTTGTGAGTTGTTTATAAAAGGAGATTGCCCCGAAGCAGCAGCACAGAACAAAGGGTTAAGACAACGCCTTAAAAAAAATGGGAGATAAAGAAAATGAAAAATAAGTATATTTTCAAGTTTGCTGACAACGGCGTAATAGTAGGACAACCCGAACACGATACTTTGGAAGTTGTCGAGTACGGAGAGGGTAGGCACAGAAATGCGCCGGTTGCTTTCTACTTGGGTACAGAGTTGTTGGCAGATATAGAGGAAGCGGCAAAGCAAAAAGATGAAGCCGTACAGGAGTGGGAGATTGAGGTCACTATAAAACCGAAAGGGTAGTCAACATAATGTATATTTGGTATTAGTGTTTTTTCATTGTTTGCCCGGAGCGTTTAGATACGCCCCGGGCGTTAGTGTTCTTATAAGAAACGCAAGAAAGCAAAAACAAAGGCACACAAAAGGCTGAAATACGACAAACGATAAATTACACCACAAAAGAATTAAAAGCCGTTAGACGCAAAATTAAACCAAAATAACCAAGATGAAAGAAACCGGAGATATAGAAATAAAGTTTGTACCCGCACAATTAGTTGAGTACAACGAGGGGCAAATCGAGGGCGTACCCGAGAATTACATGATACGTACCGAGGAGCAGGAAGCAGAGTTGCGCAAAAGTGTTGAAGCGTTGCCCGAAATGACGGTCGCACGTGCTGCAATGGTGTACCCCCTTAATGGTAAGTACGTGGCAATAGGAGGAAACGGACGAGTTAAGGCGCAAAAGCAGTTGGGCAAAGAGTTAATACCCGTTATCTTGTTGCCACAAGACACACCCGTTGAGAAGTTGCGACGTATGGCAATGTTAGACAACGACATCAAAGGTACGGTAGATTGGGATAAAGTTGCACGAGAGTGGGACAAATCAGAGTTAAAAGAGTGGGATAAAGCTAGGTGAGTCAGGGGTGAGATAAAATTGCCAGTTTGAT